CAATCCGTGGTGCAACCATTTGTATGAAGTCTGCCAATAGAATTTCTATAACGCATCTGTGATAAGGCTTTTAGAAATGTTCGTTCATTGCCCTTACCAACTGCTTTATTGGTAGTAATATCTAAACGTTTAATGGTTGCACCATCTGAAAACTTTTGAAGTTTTGTACCGTCCTCTCCTTGTCTATAAAAAATCTCGGTACAACGTGTGAATTGCGGTAATTTGAGAGAAAAAAGAATTGAATTAAAACAAGCTACACAACTATCAACCGCTTCAAACCCAATTAAATTCTCAACTCTTCCCCATCTGCTTGGATTCCCAGACATTCGAATAACTGAACCTGAAATCTTGATACTAACTTCATCACAAAAACTACCTTTATGATGATACTTACCTGTTTTAATGCCAGTTTGAAGTTCACCTGTTTCTAAATGAATTCCTATCATTCCAAAGTCAAAAATAGAGCAAAGAATGGATTCTGGGATCTCTACCCCAAAATCTTGTTCTATTTCTAACCAGTCAATAAAGTAACTCATAATGGTGTATACATATAACAAATAACTTTTGCAGATAAAATACACCTGTTACAAGTATCTTGTCAATATGTAGATGATAAAACTTGTATACAAAAGTATAATGCCAAAATAAAGTATTAAACTGTTAAGGCTTTAAATTGAAAAACGTAACGACAGACAAAACGATTAGACTTAAAAAACAAGAAGCGATCGACTTAAAAGATATATCTTTTGAGCTGACCAAAAAAGCGATAATGGCCGGACATCAAAAACTATATAAAGAAAGTGATGTTGTACATTACTTGATCGAAAATCTTGCTTCATGTGTAAAAGTGAATGAAAAAGGTTTACTAAGCCTAGATTATGAAAAAGTAACCAACCTTTTCATTAGAGAAGATGAACATAATAAGCCATATGACTACTAAATTACCGCAGAATATTGCGGTAAAGTTCGGGTGTTACAGAACTCCCGAACTTTTTTGAACAAAAAATAACCATTGAAATATAAGGAAATTCATATGGATATTCTACAAAATACCAACAACATACTAAGCTTTATACTCCAATCAATTTCTAGCAAATTTCCATTTTGGATATTACTCATAGGTTCAGTCTATGTCTTATTAAAATCATATGATAAAAATTGGACAAGATTGTCCTGGCTAACTGCTACCATTAGCTTTTATATAGGAGTGATAGTTCCTATTTTAAATTGGAAATCTGGAGCTTATCAATGCATTGCACAAGGAGAAAAGACAACCCGTGGCGGATTGGATTTTTGTCGTGAAGGAATGTATGCATGGTATGGAGAAAACCTATGGCAATGGATTTTTGGAATAGCGATATTTCTTATTTTTATAGGATATTTTTATATAGATAGAGATAAATATTAGTTATCTGAAAAATTTCTTCCTTGATTGATATCTATATTGTTTTATAAATTCTTCTAAATCAACAGGAACTGATGAATTTGTCAGTTCCTTTAAAAACTCCCCCAAGTGTTCCATTTTCTCAAATCTTGCTTGAGTCTGTTCTGCAGTTTCCAATCTATCAAAAACAAAACGAATTTCAACCGTATCATAGCTAAATCTTATATTATGCTCAGTTTGTTTAAGAAGTTTCACTGCCTCATAAAAATGTCTTGGCGTGATATGCTGAATGGTAATATTTGACATAAATTCAATAACTTAAAATTTCGCATAATGGCGGATTATGTGTAAATTCTTGCGCGGTGCCAATGGCAATTATACCGCGCTGCGAATTGTAACATAATCCGAAAATCATTATGCGAAATCAATTACAAGGTTAGCGAAAACTACGTGTTAATAAGATCACAGAGTTATACACAGGTCACGAATACTGCTTAGCCAATACAAAATATGGACATTTCATTCGCTGTAACATCTGTTTTTTAAAAGTTATTGAACTATACACTAGAAATGTAAAGAAAATGCAAAGGCTTTTGAGCGTTTTGCATTGGCATTTTAAGAGGGTTTTAAATAATTAATTTTTAACAGGGGCGGTTTTAATTTTGTGATTTTTTTAAGAATGGAACGCGCAACATATTCATTTTTTCAAATTGTATCGAGCTAGATTTCCGGCAAAATCCACTGGTTTTGCCTTCCATTTTCCGCAAGCGGAAAATAATTACACTCGACAGAAATAAAAATCCCGTCCTCGTTAAACTGCGGGCGGGATTTTTATTTCCTACGCTTAAATTTCTTTTACTTGTAAAAGAATGACAATATCAGTCTTTGAATTTGATTTTGAACGGCTGCTTAAAATGCCTTTAGGTAAAAAACTAAACCCTGTTTCCCCTTCGGTTATCTTATTTTCAGCCAAACCACCTAGCACAACAATATCCCCACTTTTTAACGTTACATCTGTGACAATGTCGCGTTTTATTAAGGTCGGTGATTGATTAACACCCGTGTCAGTCTTCACAAAATTAGATAACTGTTGATTAATTTTCAAATCTATAGCGTTGTTTTTAATTGTAGGTTGAATGTCAAAAATCACACCGCTTGAACGATATTCAATTGATTGCACGGCTCTACCGTCTCTATCATATGTCACAGCCCCCAATACCGGCACATCAGACCCAACTGAAAAATTACCTTTTGAACCCGATTTAACTCTAAGCGTTGGCGAACTTACAACATGAAAACGGCTATCTGTACGGAATAACTCAATCATAGCATCTAAATTTCCCGTATTTACTGTGATAAAGTTTTCATAATTTTGTTTAACGCCAATATTAATACCAAGCTTACCAGAGAGCAGTTTCGCCAATAAATTAATTCCACTTCCCTCTTTTTCTTCTGTCTGCACTTCAAAAACGTAGCCTGTTACAACAACCTCACGACTTGGTACATCGACACCTTTTAAAACAGATTTTACTCGTGCAATATCTTCTGTTTTGCCATAATAAACCAACTTATCACCGCTTGCCGATACAGCGCCTTCTTCATCTTTTAAAAACTGCGACAAGTATTCAGTATCACGATAAATCGGACTATAAACAAAGCTATTTTTCATCACTTTTTTCGGCTGCGACTCAATATGCGCAAGATACACCACGCCTTTTTTCTCATACACTTTTACATTAATATTTTCAAAATAACGCGTTAAAAACTCATTGAAATCTTGTTCTTCCGTAGTATGAAAGCTTAATAAACGTTTATCTTCCGCCAGTTTTGGATCTAACATATAAGGCTTATTTAACACTTCATCATAAATGACTGAAACCGCCTTAGGTAAAGGCACTGCCTCAAGCTTAAAATCAACATTCTTCGCCCAAGATTGCAACCCTAAACATAATAAAACTATAAATAAAAAAGCTCTCATTGCATTACCCCCGAATAATAATTTACGACTTCCCCATCAATCACACCCTCTAACATACGACCGCTATAGCTAAAACTTGAGCGAGGTTCAAATCGCAACCGCCCAACGCTGTCAGATAAAATGACAAATGATTCCCCGTTTTTTGATAACTCACCTGTAATACGCCATTTTTCCGAAATTCTTGGCGGAGTATAATTCGCTACTGGTTGAACAAAGCGTTTTTCAATAGGTGAATTTTCAGCCATTTCAGTACTTGAATCAGCTTTAACTGACGTTTTATCTTTATCTGTTTTTCCCATATTAAAAAATGAATTAAAGCCATAAAACCCCGCTGAAATAAGTAAAACCATTAAAACAACCATGGCTTTAAACTGAAAAGATTTGAAGATATTTCCACGACCATCAACAGTATTTTCTTTCCCGTTTATACCATCATAACTTTGATAAAGTGGAAAAATCTCCTTGTTATATTTACGCTGAAGTTGTAACGTTTTATTTGATTTTGTTGTCTTAGCGCCAGTAAATACGTCTACTCGATAACGATTAGACATACCTAAAGCACTTAATTTTGACATACGATAAGTTGTCTCAATCCTATCTTTAATAAAACGTGGCAATTGTGCTATGGATTGATTTATTACAACTAAATCACAACATTCTCCTGTATCAGGATTTGTAAAATGACGATGTTCAGCCAAAAAAGAACGATGATTTTCATGAATTTTTTCATTTGGGAAAATACGCCAAACTTCATCAAGACAAATTAAATCACCCGCACGACAAATAGAGCTTTCAGCACCTTTATAAGGGAAAAAATCAGCTTGTTGGCACTGCTCGTCTGAAACTGAAATAAACTCCCCTAAATCCTCGGGGTTTGCGCCCTTTGATACACAATAATCAAATAATTTTGACTGTGTTACACCAACAATATTACTGACAATCCGACGCCCTTTCTTGAAATGTTCAAGAATAACCGAGCTAACTACTTCATAAGATTTACCACTGCCAGGAATACCTACATAAGCCAAAATAGCCATAACTTACCCTATTACTGGAATACGACGAATAATAAAACGTGCCAACATCGCAGAAATAAAAAGCGTAACACCAAACGGAACTTTTAATAACTCTAAGAAATACCACATATCAGATGGCAAGTTATTAAACAGTGTTTGAAAATTCACTCTTAAATTTTCAGGTATAAAAAGCTCAATCACGACAGGAATAAATTCTGTCGTAATAAAAAACAATGCAAAAAACACAAAGAATTTTGCCACGATACCTTTAAAAACAAACCCTAAAAAACCGCTAAATAATCTTAAAATCAAACCACCCATAACTACCTCTAAGCACTCAATAATTTACGAATAGCAATAATCGACCAAATCAGTGTAAATAACGCACCCAAAATTGCTCTGTTTTGCTCTAAAATCGGACAATGGCTATCTATCGTATAGGTACGATTTAGCGCATTAAAAGACCAAGTTGGACATTGTGTTGCTTTTCCTTGAATGGTTAAATTTTGAAACTCAGGAAAAAACTTTTTAAACGGTTCTAAAATTTGCCGTGCTGTCGGAGGTTCTAAATTAGGATAATTAGGATCACCATAATTATCTTCATCATGTTTATTGGAGTAAGTATTATTACTACTGGCACTAGGGTTATTTGGCCGTGATGGATTGATAGGTTTTGGTGTCTTTTTATCATCAAACATATCAGGAGAATAATTAAAGCTCAATAAATCCTCTTTAGTTAAATATTCACGGCCCTTCAAAATATCTGATTGCATAGCATTAACAGGTGAGAATGCAAAATTAATTATTCTACGTTCATCACTATCAAACTCCTTACTTTGTAATGTAACTAACTCTTTTAATAATCGCTCTATATTACTTTCACCCACAACTAAAGGCTTATCAGATGGTAAATTTTTAATTAATGCCTCTGGTGTTCCTAATTCATATTTTTTAGTTACTTTTCTCTCCTGTTTCTCACCATTAAAAATAAAAGTTGATACGGCTTCTTCATGTTTATTTTCACCAAACTCATAATCAAAAGTAACTTGATAAATCCTATTTGTCTCCGATTGACTAACAAGATTCTTATTTTTAATTGTGGGATTACGCATTTCAATAAAACCAGAATCAGCATAGTTTTCAACAGCACATTCAATAACATCATCAATATTTTCATTACCGCATTCTGGATAAGCTAAACTTTTCCAAAAGATAAATACTTCAGTTTTTGTCTTATAAACAAAAATTGGTGCTGTTTTTGTTGGCTTATCTCCCTCTAAATAATATTTCTCTTTCATATTTGTAATAGGGTTAACAACCCATACAAAATAGCCATTCTCGTCTTTTTCCGCATCTGTAAACATCTCAAAGGCTTTATCTATTGCTCCATCAACTAAAAGCCCCGCACCAGCAGCAACCATAACTGCGCCCCAAGGGTTACGTTTGCCCAAAATTTCTGCCATTTTTGTACTTTTCTGTGCGATTTTTCGTAAGGCATTCGCACGTTGTAATTTTTGTGCATCATCTAATGTCATCGGTAAATTTTTAGTCGTGCTATAAGATCGCTCAAGCAAATCCTTTGTTAAGATCTTTGCTATGTTATCTTTTGTTATAGTGCTGTCTGCAAATGCTGAAAATGATAGGAAAATAAAGGGAAAAATTACCCATCTATGCCACGAATAACTGCCCAAGCGCATAACATTCCCCACGAAAAAAATAAAATTTGCCACATAATTACCTCTTAAAATTAAAGGGGCAATAAAGCCCCTTTAATTCGTTATTAAGCACCACGAACCGCTTTAATAATCCATTGACCACCCTTCCAGGCAACCAATGCACCAATGATGATACCAATAACAGATAAAACCGCAGTGATTGCTCCACTGAAATCAATTTTTGAAGTCAAAGCTGTATAATCAACTGCTTGTTGTTCAGCCATTGCTAATGCAGGAACTAATGCGACTGCACCTAAAGCAACTTTAGTTGTTGCAGATTTTAAAAATTTAAACATAATAAAAACCTCAATTAACTAGGCTTTTTTGATTGTCTCTAAAATCAGTCCACCGAATTTAGCAATCAACCAAAATCCTAATGTTATTGAAAACGATGCAGCAAAAATTTCAGGATAATACTGAAATTCTTGCGCACCACCTTTATTTGAAGTACCGTAAACTTGGGTAGACTCAACAAGTTTTTCAGCCTCTGTTTGCGGTATCTTCAAAACTATTTGATTACAACCATCACCACCAAAATTCATATACGGATGGCAAAATTTAGTTGTAATCTCGATTTCATTACTCATAAATGAAATACCAATAAATAAAAAATTGTTAGAGCAAGACTACAACCAATAAAACTTGCCCCTACCATTTCTATAAATTCACGCATTATTTCAATTCTTCTATGATTGAACTTTCATCAAAATTGTAAGTAATACCTTTACGACCATTTTCCATAGCCCATTCACGTGGATAAACAAGTACCATTACCGTTTTATCCTTTAAGCGATTAATCGTATTTCTTAACGTATCATTCATAGAACGATCATCAATCTTGATTTCTTGAATTGATGTGTTATAGCCGCCATAACCATCAGGCTCTTGTAATTGAACCCCCATGTTATGGCGATCTTTTACTTCTCCAGTTTCTCGATTAGTGAAAGATGAAGATTTATAACCTTTTAAAATACCTACAATATAAAATCCGGTACGCATAATTGATTTCTCCTAATTAGTTATGTTATATAAATTTTCCATTAATATATGGTAAATAAATCCTGAAAAGTCATCAGAATGCTTTTCTAAAATTTCATTTCCTAATAATATTGAACAAAGAATTTTTAAAATTCTTTCGCTTTCCTTAAATAAAGATTTATTTAGTTCATTATCACTATCAATAAGACAACCAAGCCTTTCGTGATATAAATAAACTTCATTTTTAATCAAATCATATAAGTTGCTCATATCCCACCTATACAACTAAGCGTAAACAATTTGGTATATTGCTTGGAAATTGATAAAAATCAGGAGCCTTAAATGGACGAACCATAATATTTTCACAGGCGATAACTCTAACCGCTTGAAATTTCTCAACATCGCAAGGATTAGCAATATCAATACCTATTTTTCTTAATCTTGCTCTATGAGTTTCATATTGACGAGATTTTAGACCTAACTCTTTGCCGCTAGCCCATAACATTGCGTAATATGCTGAAGTTGTTGCTTTTCTCAATGTATCAACAATCCCTTGAGAAACTAATTGTTCAGCAATAGTTTCTAAATCATATTGACTTACATTTAGCTTTTTATACATGTTAGTAAATTCCTTCTGTAAGTTTTCTAATACTGAAAAATCACTAATTCCCCAATAACATAAGTTTTCACGCTGCAAATATCTTGATTTTAATTTTTGCTCAAAACGGACTACTCCATTTTCTCTACAATGCTCATAAACATTTCTGTAATATCTAAACTCTTTTGATTCTTCACCAAATTTACGCTTAATCTTGTCATAAGAATGAACTCGCATTTCTTCATGTTTTATATAACAGCTTGGATAAATTAAATTGGCATTTCCTTTTTCACTAAGC